GCATATCGTCAAGCAGCAAAAACCGATGATCTTGTGGCAGATTTTATGAGTTTGGCTCAGGCGGCACAAGAAATAATTTCCGACGATCCTGTAACACTTCAGGGCATGAATTATCTGGTTTCTACTGGAATTCTTACAGAACAGAGGAAGACTGAAATTTTAGGATAAACCCCTCTATACATAAGATAATGGAGGGCAGGCATGGGAACACCTGTAGGAAAATCAGGAGATATATTTGTCTATAGAGACTCAAACGGTCAAAAGGTTGCAAAACCTATAGTTGGTCTATTGGCAAATCGTCAAACAGCGAACGGATCTCCTCTGCTCGTCTCTGCTGATCTTATTAAAAATGGCAACAGCACTGTGGTTTTAGGTGCAGATCTGGGTTCAAGATTCACAATCAATGGAAACCCCGTGAAAGACCTCCATTCCCGTGGAGGCTTTATCAACAGTGATCTTGGAGGAAAATACGGGGTATCTAGATGACTCTAAAAGATTGGTTTGAATTAGGGGTCAAAATCTCTTCTATTATTGGTGGACTTATTATAGGTTGGTATACAGTTGCCGCACTTGTGAGTGCTGCTAAAAAGAAATGGGGAAAATGGCATCTAGATCACCACAAAGAAGAAATAGGGATAGACAAGAATATCCATGAACTATTGAGTGAACTTCGTCACGATTCTGACTCTTGTCGAACAAAACTGTTTCAGTACCACAATGGATCTAGTTTTGCTAATGGCAATTCAATGAAAAAGATGTCCATGACTCACGAATCTTGTCATCCAGGAATGGTTCCAACATTCAAAGGCAATAATGATCAGATGCTTTCTCTTTTTGTGGATATGCTTGAATTATTAGAAAAAGACAAACCTTTTCTTATTCCTGTTAATGGACTAAAAGACTCATATTTCAAGTCATATCTACAGTCAAATCATGTTCTTATGATTTCTCTTCTACCTGTCAAAAACATAAAGGGTGGACAAGTCGGATGTATTCTCTGTGAATGGTGTGGATGGGCTTTTGTTGACAAAGTGGATGAAGTACGATTTGAAGAGAAGTTTCTAAAGATAAGAAATAGCATACAATATTTGCTTAGTGCAACAAAGAAACGGGGTGGGTGATGGCTGAACCAGTCTATCGTGATTTGGATTTTGGTTTCAAAAAGCATCCACTAACAGGTGATTTATCTACTTTGACGGATGAGGCCGCAATTAAAACCTCTATGAGAAATCTTGTCAAATTATCTAAATACGATAAACCGTTTAATCCAGAAATAAGATCACCCGTTTATGATTTACTTTTTGAACCAATAGATTTTCCTTCATCTGTATTATTAGAAAATGATCTGTATCTATTAATACTCGCTTATGAGCCAAGAGTAGAAAATCTAAAAGTGAGTGCAAAGGCATCACCAGATGAGAATAAATATGATGTTACTATTAATTACACAATAAAGAAACTACGAAATGCTCAAACACTTGAACTGACATTGCCCATAGAAAGGTTACGCTGATGTCTAATGAGAACTTTATAGACATAACAGAACTTGATTTCAAATCAATCAAGGAAAATTTCAAGACTTATCTAAAGTCAAAACAGAAATTCAATGGCTATGACTTTGAAGGTTCTTCTATGAATATTTTGCTTGATATTCTTGCATATAATAGTCACTATGCTGCTTTTTATGCAAGCATGGTCGGAAATGAAATGTTTCTAGACAGTGCGGCCAAAAGAGATTCGGTTGTATCTCATGCAAAATTACTCAACTATGTTCCAAAATCAAAAACATCGGCAAGAGCAAAGATTAAAATGACTTCAATCGGCGGAACTATTCGTAGAGGAAATTTTGTCAATGGAACATACACCAACGATAACAACGAATCTATTACAAAAATTTTCAGTTTTTTAGAAGACTACACTCCAACAAGTGGCACAATAGAAAGTGCCGATGTTTATGAGGGTACTATAATAAGTTTGACATATGTTTATGATTCTAGAGCAAGAGAAAAGAAATTTCTAATCCCATCTGATGCAGACACAAGCACGATCAGAGTAAAGATAAGACAAACAGCAGCAGCCGCAGAATTAGATACAGAACAATGGTATTTGGCTAGTGATTTTTCTCAACTAGGTCCAGACGAAAAAGTATTCTTCTTACAAGGAGCATACGATGGACAATATGAAGTGTATTTTGGGGATGGTGTATTGGGAAAGTCTCTTGACAATGGAAATATCATCTATATCGAATATCTACAATCATCAGGAGAAGACGGAAATTTTTTCAACACATTTAGTGGTACAGGAACTATAACAACTCTAGAATCTGCAATAGGCGGCTCTAACGAAGAAGATGTCACAGATATAAGAAAGAATGCACCAAAAGCATTTGTTGCTCAAAATAGAGCAGTTACAGCACAAGATTATGAAAGTCTTGTTCTCTCTTTATACCCACAGGCCGAAACCATAAAAGCATGGGGTGGAGAAGATAATGATCCTCCTCAATTTGGTAAAGTCTTTATATCAGTAAAGCCAAATGGTGCACTTGTTGTTCCACAAACTCAAAAAGAACAGATAATAACAGGAATGAAAACAAAATCTGTTGCTGGTATTGTCCCAGAGTTGATAGATCCAGAATATCTCTATGCTTCTCTTTCTGTGACTACAACTTTCAATCCTTTCAAAACTTCTCTCTCTAGGAATGAAATATCATCTTTACAAAGACAAACTATACTTGATTATTTTGACACCACTTTAGAAAAATTTGATACACCACTTTATCTTTCAAAATTAAACAAGTCTTTGGATTCATTAGATTCTTCGATATTGGGAACGATTATCAAGACAACTATAGAACAACAGATAAGACCTAGTACAAAATTAGTTTCCGTTATTAGCCTTGAATTTATGAATCCTGTTTTTCATCCATATGATGGTCATAAAAATTCGATTCGTTCGTCTTCATTTGGCTATAAAAATAGTGTTGGTGAAATAAAAGTCTGTTACATTGAAGATGATGGTTATGGAAAATTATCAATAGTCACAGGAACTGGTTCTGAAAAAACAGCCATTGTTGATGATGCAGGAGAGGTAAATTATGCTACTGGTTCAATGATACTTTATGCTTTCAAACCAGAAAATTATGACACTCTTTCTCATATCAAAGTTCGAATAATTCCTTCAACGGATGATATTTTTGTATCAAAGAATAAGATAATAACAACATCAACAGAAAACATACAAGTAAGTATTGTTACAAAAGACGAAGTAGAAAAATCCATAAGGGGAGGCATCAAAGATTTCAACGAAACCATGAATATAAGAGGAGTGTTACCAGATGGTCCTGTTACTGTTTCTTCTGGTTCTGCAATAAGAAGCCCTTCTCCTTTTGTTTCTCCAGCATTGATATCAAATCCCCCTCTTCCGAACTCCGTTCCATTTACTCTACCAACTATAGGAAGGGTATGATACACCATGTCGGAGTCTGAAGATTTTCCAATAGATCGTCCAATGAATACCACTCGAAAGAGTGGATATTCAAAGTTATTCAAGCAAACTATTCCTGGATTTGTTCTTGAAGAATATCCGCTTATGGTCGATTTTCTTGAAGCCTACTATGAATGGTTAGACCAAGAGGGAAATCCTGTTGAATTCTTACAGAACAGTCAAAGATATTTTGATGTAGATACTACTAGTACAAAGTTTCTAGAACATTTCAAATCCAATTTTCTCAATGCCTTTCCCCAAAACTTAACTATTCATAGTGGGAAAACATTAGATCAAAGAGTTTTGATCAAAAATATCAGGAATTTTTACAAGTTAAAGGGAAGCGAAAAATCAATAAGTCTGCTATTCAAAATAATAGCAGACTCGGATACAAGAATTGAATATCCAAGAGAGAATATATTCACTCTTTCTGGTGCTAATTACAAAGATTATCGTATTCTCTATCTTATTAAGGACTACTCAAACTTCTCTAAAGGATTTGATCTGATGGAAGTTGGTGGACTAGTAGTAACACAAGAACAAGGATTTCTTGCTCCTGTTGCATCGGCAACGATAGAAAGTGGCTATGAAATAAAAAGAAGTGGAAAGAAATGGGTTGTTTTGATCATATCGGATACTGTGGGAGAATTTATAGTTGATGATGCAGTACCTTTAACAATAAATCAGAACGGTGTTCCATATAAGTGGTATTTGGGTTCTTGTGTTAAATCACTTGATATAAAATCTGGTGGAAACGGTTATTTCACAGGTGATAGACTGTTTATAGGAAACACAACAGAAGAACATATTAAAGGAATCGTGACTCTCACGAACGAATCTGGAGCGATTTCTGCTGTTGATATTTTCGATCATCCTGTTTCGTTTCGTGGAAACACAGCAGTTTCTGTTGTTAGTGATGAAGGTACTGGTGCTTCTTTCTCTGTTTCTTTTGGAGGAATGTCTGAAATAATAAGTTCATATATCAACGATAAGAATATCATAGGAAGAGAGTCTAGAATACAAGATAGCCACTACTATCAACAGTATTCATATGTTGTAAAATCAAAAAGATCATTAGAAGAATATATTGATGCAATTAAAACCATCATACATCCATCAGGATTTATTATTTTCAATGATCTACACAACAATATTTCTGTCATTCGTCCAACTGAATTTAAAACAAGAATTGTGAGACAAGAACTTCCTCAATTAGGTGCTTATGCATTCTATTCTCCAACAACAATTGACGACTACGGAAATACTTACTTCAAAGGCTGGAATCCTGGAAATTGCTTTGAGTATGGGGGAAGTTTTTCTTACTGGGGCGATGCTTTGGGTGATCCACTAACCGATGGTTCACGAATCAATCCATCTACTCCTATCGCTGGTTTTTATGGTTTGGGATTATATATGAATATCGGCGGATCTACACTTAGTTATGGTTCTGGTGAAACAGGACTACAGGCAGACGGATTAACACTTTGGAGAGGATTTCCTCATCCAAATACAAGAGCAATGACAGAAATAGGAGCGGGAGTTTGTTTTGCTAATATCAAAATAGGAGATTTTCTCAATCTCTTGATAAGGCAAGCAAATTCTGGAGGAACAGGATGGGAAACAGAGGTTCAATCAAGAATGCTATTAGGAACAGGAGATACACCTGTTCAAAATTCAACAGTTAAAATTCCCGCATCGAATCTGCTTATTTATGATTTCAATAAAGGAAGAAAAACAGATTCTGTAAAAGCAATAAAATCTGCTTCTGTCTATGAAAAATATTCAATTGTGTCCTCTGGCTCTGGAAGTACATTTACCGCTGAAGATGACATACCCCTTATATCAGAATAAATAGGAATAGTCTTAAATAGGAATAAAGAATGCCAGCAACTATAACAGAAACACAATCAACCATAGTCGAAACAACAAAAGAAGTTGTTCGCAGAAGTATTGCATCTTCATTCTATGAAAGATTAATAGATCCAGAACAATCTTATTTTGTTGCTCTTGGAAGAGGCTTTCCTTGGCCAGAAAATACATCAGGTGTAGTTATTGGTGGAGAAACTGTTCCATATCCTTCTGATACAACAATATCATACAACGAAGATATCCGAAATGCTTTTTTTGCAAAGCGTGTAGGAGTTAACGATGTTAGATTGATGATTTCTCTCATAGAATGGACTAAAGCAGGGCAATATGCAAAGTACACATCAAATACAAACATTTTTAATGAGTCTTATCCTTTTTATGTTTGTACTGATGAAAATAAAGTCTATAAATGCATTGAAAATGGAACAAATGTTGCAGATGGAAGTGCAGGAACGGCTATACCGCCATCTTTATATAAACCAACTCATACAGGATCTGAAATCATAACATATCCAGACGGATATTCTTGGAAATATATGCTAACAATTCCAGATTATGAAAAAAGACTCATAACTGCATTTACAGAAGAAACAAACTATATTCCCATTTCAAGACCTAATGGAAATTATGCATATAATGAAAGAATTCTGCAATTCGAAGTTCAAGAAAATGCAGTTCCAGGAACTATTGACACTGTTTTTGTTTCACCTAATGTTGCCTTAACAGGAGCAGCCACACAAATATCAATATCTTCTGCCCGTGATACTTATGGAACTAGCAAATCTCAAACAGATTATGTTACAGGATCTATAACTGCAATTGGTGCTACAGGAATCAAGATAGCAGGTCCAGCATCTGGATCGGTCATAGCAGGAACAAGTGGAGCATACAATGGATACACAATACTCATCACAAGCGGTCCTGCAAGTGGTTTCTACAGACAAATCACACAATACGATCACATAAACAAAGTAGTTTATTTTTCATCTTCTGTTGAACAGTCTATACCAGTTGGTAGTCAATATCAAATTGCACCAACTCTCAATCTTTATGGAGATGGAACAGGAGCCGAAGGTTACTTGAAATTAACCGAACAACCTCTTCAGTTTAATATTCAAAAATATGAAGTTGTTGCCAAAGGCAGAGATTATACTACAATTTCTATGACTGGTCCGTTTCCTAATGGAACTCTTCATAATATCGAAATCCACCCTAATCTTTCTCCCATAGGCGGTCACGGAAGTGATGCAGTGAAAGAACTCAATCCAACATATATTCAAATATGTGTCGATATAAATGGAGGAGAAACTGCTTCTACATTACGACTTGCGGACGGTTCTTTCCGCCAAATAAGTCTACTAAAGAATCCAAGACTATGGAATAGCAATAGAATTGCAGGAACAGAGAACGCAAAATTCCATGAAGTTTTCATAAGACCAGACACTGCAACTGGTGGTGCTCTAAAATTAGCAGAAAATCAATATTTGTTCGGAGAGACTTCGAAATCTGTTGGACAAATCACAAAAATAAGATACGACAGTCAAGATGCTATTCTGTTGATTAAAAATCTCAATGGTACTCTTCTTGAGACGGTTCCAGGAGTAAGTGGAGAAAGAGTTTCACTCTATACTCATCCAACTCCAAATTCTCAATTTTCTCTCGTTTCTTCAAATATAGGATACATTGTTTCTTCTAGTCCTTACTTGGCATCAAATTCTACAAATCAAGTTTACAAACTAACAACAACTGTCGGTATTACTGGAGCAAACATAGCAAACACTTCTGTGTACTCTGGAGGTTATGCAAATCTTTCTGATGTTGGAACAAATGAGTTTACATCAAGAATATTTTCTGTAAGACCAAGCACATCTCCTGATAGTAAATACACCGTGGAATTGAATGGAGTCGTTGGTGTAGATAGGATTACAAATCCTTCAACTATAGGCTCGACCATTCTTCTGTCTACTATTGGTGGTGTGACTAGTTCTCATCAAATAGTCTCGGTCGATCAACCAGACTTTGAGCCATTCACAGGGGAAGTGATATACATAGAAAATACAGAGGAAAAGACAAGAGACAGGGTTCAGACCGAAAGAGTTTCTATTCTCATAAAGATTTGAGGCATTAGATGGCAAACGAACTTGGAGTGATCAACAATCCACCATACTTTGACGACTTTGATAGTAAAAAGAACTATTCCAAGATTTTATTTCGTCCAGGAAGGGCTATTCAGGCAAGAGAACTAACCCAAATCCAAACAACTCTACAGAATCAAATTGCTGCTCTTGGTAACAAATTACTACAGTCTCCAGTTGTTAGTGGTGGAGAACTACAAGTTGCAACCGTCAAATACTTGAGATTTTTGGATGTTTCTGTTGCTGGTACTGTTACAGATCCTGCATTTCTTAAGAATAAATTGCTACAGATAATTTCTGGAACAAATACATTTTCTGCGAAGATTTTGCATATACAAGATCCTGTTGATTATGAACTTTCAAGATATGTTTTGATGTTTGAACAAAAGAGCGGATCAAGTCTTGTTGATGTAACTAGCATCAACACCGCTCCAACAGGAGATGGGATAAGTTCTTTCTCTGCCACTATCATAGACGAAGAATCTCTAGAACAATCAACTGCAACATTTAGACTACAAGGACTTGGCTTGTTGACAGCAACAACAGGAGTTCCAATATACGGAGACGGGTTGCTTGCAAGAGTAAATTCTGGTATTTTCTTTAAGAATGGATATTTCATTGTAAGCGATGTTCCTCTGTTTCTTGCTATTTCCACAAAGGCTTCAAGATATCAAGCAGGATTTTTCTATAGAAATTTCACTACAACAAGCCAAATCGCAAAAATAGGAATAAAACTGTCCACAGAGTATGTGACCTTTGAATCCGATCCGAGTCTCTACGATCCATCAGCAGGATTCTATAATTTTGCTGCACCTGGTGCAGATCGTCTAAAGTTATCTCCTTCTCTTGTATTCATAGATTCGGATAACACAGATACCGATATAATCGAAATTGCACAAATAAACAATGGAGATGTAAAAGATCCCACTTCTTCTACATTTGTTCGTGGAGATTGCCGTGATCAGGTACTCCGACCATTTGTCATGGATATCATTGGCTCTACTCTCAATATTAGTGACGGTCGTGCGATTGTAAATTGTACAGATATCGAGATCATAGAAAATCAAAGAATTGCAATACCTGTAACTGATTCAAAAAAGCACATATTCAATCAAGCATTCAACAAACAATGTCTTTCCGATGCGATATTAGTTCAAGGATCTGTATCAACTCCCCTCTTCGGTGGGGCATCTGGTAGTAATTTCGGTGAAATAAACACCAATTACTATGGTAGTGGTAAAATCAAAAAATTGTTCTCCGACGAAGCAGTTCGACTAGAAATAGTAAATTGCGATGGAATCAAAATAGGCTGTTTGACTGCTCTTGATTTCAGCAAAGAAGATGAAAATTCATATAGATTGTATTACAACGAATTGCAATCATATGTCTCTTCTATACCTGCTTCAAGCCTATTTGCAGAATCTTGTACTTTATCTTTAGACGGAGAGACTGTATTCAGTATATACAGTCCAAATGTTTTAACCTGTGCTGATACAGTTCCAAATTCAAAACAAAGACTCGTCTATAAAATTAACCGTGGAACAAATACTATTGATGTAACAGATAACGACTATACGATCACTAGAGATTTTGTTGGAGATATTTCTGGAACAGAAATACAGTTCAACATGGATATCAGTGGAGGTGTTTTCAACGATAATAGCACAGGCGTTGGAAATCCCGATCTCTTTACTGTTGTGATAAACGGAAAACAAGTACCAATAAACAGCAATACAACTCTTCCTTATATCGAAGTAGATGGAAGCAGAACAAAGGCAACAGTAAAACTTGGAGGAGATGGTTTGGTTTTCCCATCGTTGGGAAGAGCCTATCTTGTTGCAAAAGTTCGTTTCCCAGAGAAAACAAACACAGCAGATATAACACCAGAACCACATAGAAAGAAAATTCTCAAAGAAGCCAAGGGTGTTTATCTTCAAAATCTTTCAACAAATCCAACAGTAAGTTTAGGATTTTCTGATGTATATAAAATAGTATCAGTGAGTGTTGGTACTAGTTCCCTTACTCTTGATAATTTTGTTTTTGATGATGGTCAAAGAAACGACAGATATGATCACGCAACAATAACACTAGACCCAACTACTACATCTATTCCAACAAGCGATACAGAGATAACAGTAACATTCAGATACTTTGAACATCAACCAATATCTTCTGGATTTTATGGACCAATCACGGTCAACTCTTATGGATTTGACCAAAATGGTGCAGAAATATCAGGATTTCATGGACTAGACTTGAATGGAAATCAACTAACTCTTTCTTACGATGAAATACCAAATTTCGTTGACAGAATAAGTGGAGAAGTGATCTCTCTATCTGATGCTATAGATTACAGAATGTTCAGAACAGAAGAAGGATATGTGGAAGACGGACTAAACAAGTCTTCAATTTTACGGGGTCGTTGGTTCCCATCGCCTGATGAAACCGCAGCAGTTGAAGCAGCATATATTTTCAATATGCCACGCATAGATCTTCTGACTATGAGACAAGATGGAGTGATAAAGATTCTCGCTGGGGATCCATCAGAAAATCCTGTTCCTCCAGAATATCCTAAAGATGGCTGTGTTCTTGCTGAAATAAAGGTTCCAGGAATAATCACTTCATCGGAAGACTACATTATACAAAAAACTCCAATAAAGTCTATTTCAATATCAGAAATGAATGATATTCAAAATAGACTGGCAGAAGTGGAGAAAAGCCTTTCTTTGAAAACTCTAGAAAATAAAGCAAGAGCATATAGTGCTTCTCTCAATAATGAATTCTTAACAGGTATGGTTGTTGATGACTTTGGTGGTCACTATGTTGGTGATATAGCAAACGACGAATACAATTGCTCTATGGATTTTTCAAATGGAACACTCCAACCACCATTTAGCACAACATTCTATGATTTTGTACCACAAGGAAGTTATCCGACATCAGAAGAAATAATTGCAAGAGATTATTATATCATGTCACTAGAGAACACAAACGGTGTTGCTCTTGTATCAAACGAACAGGCAACATCCGAAGTTCTAGTCAATTCTTTTGGTTCTGTTGATTGGCACGGCTATCTTGTTCTTGATAGACCAGGAAATATGTGGTTAGACCAAACAACTAAACCTGTTGTCAGAAATAATCCAAGAGGACAAAACGACTCATGGGAAGCAGGAGGATCTGCTGTTCAAACAAATGGAAGAAACAAAGGATTTGGAACTCAATGGGGATTCTGGAGAAGTCTTTGGTTTGGTGACAAAATACTGGCAGATTCTTCAACAGAAAAAGATCGTGCATCGGCTAAAGGTCTTTCAGACGCTGTTGCTTCTGCCGCTCCTTCTAGATTTCCAAGAAGTGTGATTAAAGACAGTCTTTTCGCTCCACAGAGAAGAACAGTAGGTTCTGGTGCTTTCTCGCACACAGATGATAAGACTAGCAGATATGTGGATATGTCTCTCAATTTCTTTAGCCCCAAAAATTACATTATAGTACGAGGATATGATCTTAAACCAAATTCAGAATTTGATGTTTACTTTGATAATGTGACCACTCCTGTTGCTTCTTCACGAATTCTATCTGTTAGCACTAGTTCCGTCTCTACAGTTTTATCTTCTATTACGACAGATTCAAATGGATTTGTTGAATTTATACTCGCCATTCCTGCCGGAACTTATCTGACAGGAAACAAAACAGTCAAACTCATAGAGAAAAATGTAATTTCGAATCCTTCATATGCTACTGCAATATACGAGAATATAGGAAGCGATTGGAAGAATAGAGCAAATGGAGATGATAATTCTGTTGAATTAGAGAAGGCTCCAATAGGAAGATCTGATCTTTTCATTAAGAATGAAAATACTCAGTATTTGGACATAACTTCTAATAATAGTCTTGTTCAAACCTTCTCTGTTGATTCTGGTGATTATCCTGAAGGACTTATACTACAAAAAATCAGACTCTATATCGCAGATAAGGATGATTCTCTTCCTCTAACAATAGAGATTAGAAAATTAGAGAATGGAGTTGTTGATAAATTCAACATAATAAAGAATTCAAGAATCACAGTAAATTCTTCTCTATTGAATGTAGAATCGGATAACGATATAGTCTTTAGATCTCCTGTTTATCTTGCAGCAGGACAATATGCACTAGTAGTCAAAACAAATTCAAAGAACTATAAAGTACAAATTTCTCAAAATGGATTTGGTAGAATTGATGAAAATACAGGTGGTTCAACAAATCTGTATGCAACCACAAAAGAGGGTATGCTTGCCTACTATTCTAGTGGAATAGTTTCAAGCGGGGGAGATTCTTCGACAACTTTGAGATTCTCTCTTTTCAGAAGATCATTCCAAACGAATACAGATAACACAAAAAGAGCCTCTGTTAGAGGATTGACATCAACAACAACAATGAAAGATCTTGTAGCATCTTCAAGTTCTCACGATTATCTGTACTTTTCTAATAATAACTCACAACTAACAACAGGATCAGTTGATCTCCAATTTGGAGGAGAAAATATTGCCGCAAATACTGATATAAAGTTTAGCGGTACTATCGCACCAAATCAAAATCCACTATTAACTGTTACTGTTTCGACAACAAGAGAAGAAATATCACCAATAGTTGATATAAGAAAGTTAGGAATGCTTTCTATTAAGAACAATCTTTCTTCTATAACAAAAGCAATCAATGGACAAAATATCCTTGAGTATGAAAAGAAGAGTTTTGCTGGTTCGGACGGCTCTTCCATGAAATATATTACAAGAAGAACAGATCTTGATCTGCCTGCCAATCTTATTAGAGCGTCTTTTGAAGTAAAACTTCCAAATTCTGTTTCTATTAGAGCATACGGCAAAGTTCTTTATGAAGGAGACACAGATTTCGACAATGAACCATATTCAGAAATGGTGCTTGTATTTGGAAATACTGATTCTTCTAAACAAGAATTCAAAGAATTAGTCTATGAATATGATGCTACTTCTAATCCTAAAAATTTCATATCATTCTCTGTGAAAATTGTTCTCTTTGCTCCAACAGAAAATTCTTCATTGGAAGAAATACCAATGATCCGTAATCTAACAATCGTATCTACGGTGAGATAATGAACACAGAAAGAGTTTTCATAAACAAAGACAAAACACTCTACTCCGAGTTCATAAAAAACAAGAAAAAAGAGAATACTCTAAATATTCGCATAGATAAGATAGAATCTGCAATTCAACAACTTTCATTACAGATATCTGCAATTGAAGAAAAAATTAGCAGAATCGGAGAAAATAAATGAGTACAAGCCCACACTCACCCATTTCAACTATTACCTACAGTGATACTTTTGCTACTCTTTATAATAGAGTAAATGAAGTAATTACAGTAGTAAATCAGATTAAAATGTATGATGTGTCCACCGAAGGTGGTTTGCTCCATATAAGACAAATAGGAACGCCAACCGAAGTACTTTCATTAAATCTTGGAAAGACCGGACCAGGCAATGATTATGGTTATGGATTGAAATTGATTGGTCTTGGCGAGGCACAACATTCTCAAACCATAGGAGTAAATGAATTATCAGAATATGAAGGGAAAGACGAGGCACTTTCTATAGACATACAAGGTTTAGAATCTGCTGAAACAACAGTTGCAGCATCCACCGACACAACTGCCTATGTTGGAGACAGCGATTATGTTTTATTCTCTCCCAATACATCAACAGATAGAGGAGATGGAGTAGGAAGACCACTAAAAGTAGCGGCATCTGATAGCATCCCCTACACAATAAATGGAAATCATCGTTTTACAGGAGATGTTGTCTTTGATTCAGAGAGACTAGCAATCAGCACAAACTCTTTTTTTACCGATGCCGAGATCATTTACATTGCAAGCGATGAAACTTATGATTATGCAGCGGAATCAATTGAGGGATCGGATCCAACAGCAGATAGAAATTCTGCTGCACTTGTTGGATCTGGAATTGTTATCAAAGCAACAGATGGGGATAAACACATAAAATTTGTTTTGGGTTCTACTGCTACATCATTGAGCAACAACGCTTATGTTTTCGAATCATCAGAGAATTTCAAAACTAAAGGTTCTTATATTAGTGATGTTGGTGGATTTAAGTTTGTTGCAATAAACAATACCGCACCATATATCTCTCTGAGAACAAAAAATCAAGATACAGGTATTACCGGTGGTATTCCAACAGGTTGGAAGATTTATCAGTCTGTTACTGGGGCTGCTGCTGGAACTCTGAAATTTATCAGAGAAGGCTTAAACGATACCGACGCACTTCAACTTTTCTCTAATGCAGAAGTTAAGATAGGAACTATTCATATTGGTTCAACAGGAAATGGAAGTTTTAAGACTCTTGCATCAAATTATGCAGTTCCTGCTGTAGCAAATAAAGGAGTTCTTGATTATAGTTGGCAAAATAGAGATACAATAGAAATATCGTCAAGTGCTGCTGGAGGAATGTTTGCAGAATCTCTACTCTCATATCTCAATGGAACAGTTCTTGCATTCAACAGTAATGGAAAGTATATTAAAGCCCAATGGAATGCGGATCCAGATACAGGATACAAAGATGCAGAAGTTGTTGGTATTCTAGAAAAGAAGATTTCTGATTATGTTCTCACAATACCGGGAATAACAAGATCTTCTCCTGATCCTTCTCCAGTTAACGGATACAGTTATACACAAAATGAACCCGTTTCTATTAAAAATTCTTCAACTACTATAAATGGATACATCTATAATAGAAGCACATCAAGCGTTGATGTGTATGTCGATGAATTTCCAACAGGAATAACAGCAGGATCTCTTACAGGTAGTGCACCTTTCTTCACAGGTGGTGCTACTCTCTATGGTAGTTTTGGCGATTATGCTATGGGAATCTGCGGTACTAACGGAATCACAGTATCTCAAAAAGATTTTGCAGTAATCGTCAGACAAGGGCTGTTTGATATTCCCGAAACAGGATCATCTGCCGCAACAGGATATGCAGCAATAACTGGTCTAACTGCTGGTTATGTCATGTATCTCTACTCTAACGGTGGAGTGACATATGCAACAGATAACGAATTCAATAGTCAAGATTTTTATCAAGCAAATGCAACCGTAGGAAAGCCACTTTTTGTCTATCTTGGACTTATAGACGGAAAGCGTGTAGGAATGTTCAATCATTACCAAGGACTAGGCTTGACTCAAGCGGTTCTCGACTCTGATTCGGAACCTGTTTACTATAGTCCAGATACGGACGAATTGACTAATTTTGATCTTCTTGGAGAAGTTGGCGGTAAGAACAAGATTATCAACTCTGGATTTGATATATGGAATCGTCTTGATACTATGGGAGGAACATATTTTGGGACAGAAGGCTCAACATATAGCGGGATAACATTCAATATAACACAGCGTTCTGCCTATCCATATGGAGCAACATATTCTGCTGTAGATTCTACAGGTTTGATAAAATCATCTTATATTGCCGATGGATATTTTATTGATACTTATACCGGAAGAGTTTTAGGTGCAATAAAACAACCAATATCAAGTTATACAGGATTAGATCAACTCTCATCTCCTCCTGAAAATGAATTAGTATTGAGAAATCCATCTGCGTCTCCGACTTCTACAAAAACTAGGCTGTATGCAATAGTACCAAATCATAGAAATCTACAAGAGAGCCAGTTGAATTTGTCTTTCTTTGGAAAAGCATCTGCGACAACTGGAATAACAGTAGGTCTTGCTTATGTATATTCTTCAGGATCAACTTATGCTGTGATCGAATCCTATCACACTTCACTTGCTAGTGGTTACGGTGTATCAGGAGGAACTTTCTACGGAGCAACTCTAGGAACATCGTATCAAAGATTTAACTTCCCGTTCTCTTCTATTCCTCTAAATCTAAACCAAACAGCAAATAAGAATTCATTTGTTGCACCTTTCATTGAAATAGGAACAATAGGTGCTGGATCAAATGCAACAATATCAACTACTGGATGGCAACTCAGTAAAGGAATGAGCGTAAAACCATACGAAAAGAGAACTTATGGACAAGAAAAGGGAGACTGTGATCGTTTCTTTCAAAATATAGTTCTTGCACATGGTGGGTACTTCCCTGTTTCGACTGGAACAAGTGGTCCAAGTCTCTTTACTGCAACTAATTTTCCAGTTCCTTTTGCAAATACACCTCTTGTTGTTGGAGCAGTCGATGTTCTATTGAGAGGAATTTGTGGTGGTTCGACTTATGATGCAACAACTGTGAGAAAGAATTCGTTGTCTGTTTTCCGATCAACAAATCCTTCTTCTACAACATATCATAGATATTTCGAAACAGTTTATGCAATAGATGCTTCAGGCTTTTCTGGTACATTAAATACACGCTTACTTGGAATGACCTGATAGGAGAAACAGATGACCACTACAAGAGTATTTGGCAATAATCCATTTGAAGTCTATCTCAAACCCACAAACAAGATACAGATAAAAGTATCTGGTTCTGGTTTGTCTAAAGGAGATGTTGTTGCATACAACACTAGCGGTCAATTAGTAAAAGCAAATGCATCAAGTAGAGTTCTTTCTTCTGTTGTTGGAATAGTGATAAGCGTTACTTCTAATACTGTCACTATTGTAACTCAAGGTGCTATTACAGATGCAGATTTAGGTTCAACTGTAACTTCCGCTCTTCCCGCTGGAAATGCTGGAACAGTTTATTTTCTAAGTGATAGTCAATCTGGAAAGATGACAGATACTCCACCTGTTGCTCTTGGCACAACAAGAATAGCCGTTTTACAAAAAATACAAGATGGTTGGATTGTTCTCGGTACTCCAGGTATCGTCAATGGAATATCGTATCGTGGTTATGTAAATATTGCTGCAATACAACCTATCGGTACTGTTGCTCCTTTTGTTGGCAGTGAGGACTCTCTGCCGAAAAATTGGTTATTGTGCGACGGATCTTATGTTAGTATTGATACTTATCCTGAACTCTATAGATTATTAGGTTCGATCTATGGTCCAGTGACAGATGGAAGATTTAAGTTGCCAGATTTCCGTGGAAGAACACTAGTTGGTGCAGGATCTGGAAGTTCTCTAACAACAAGATTCATAGGAGAACTGGGAGGAGAAGAAAAGCACCAACTATCTCTCGCAGAAATGCCTGCACACAATCACAAACCAGCAATAGGCACAAACGATGGTGTTGACTTCTGGTGGGGAAGTGATGATCGTGTCGGATCTCCTAATTTTGATTACGATGGAAGTGCTGCAACAAAACCTTCGGATGGATTTATTGCACCTTCATATAAAACAAATACTGTTGGTGGTAATTCTCCACACAACAATATGCCTCCATATTCTGTTGCAAACTGGATAATAAGAGCAAAAGCAGAATCAGAATTTGCTCTATTAGATGTAAATGTCGAAAGTCTCACCAATGTTGAAAAGGGTATCACCTCTTCTAATGGTGATACAATCAGATATGACGGATCTTCTTGGAGATTTGTACAAGATAAAATCACAAATAGTAAAGATATTGATATACCCACTGATGTTTCTGTCGGCGGTGTTGTCTCTGTGGTCAGTGTTTCGGATGGTGTTCCATCATTCACTATTTCAAATCCAACAGGAACTAACATCTTTATACCAGCAAGTCTTCCTGCATCTCATACAAATGGATCACCAAGACCAGCATCAACAATAGTGACTCTTGGTTCCACTACAGATTATCCTCTTGGAAGAAAAGGACTTGTTCATATTCATGGTACTTTAGAAATAGAGCCAACAAATGGTTCTGCTGATGGAACTGTAAATATGAATTTTGTTGGCTATAGCGGAAGCGGAGGTATTGATGTCTTTGATACAATCACTTTACCCCATTATGTCAAGGGTGATATAAAGAAAATGAAGATACCTGTTCATGTTACTGTTGGAACTCAGATATATCAATCTGGTTCGAATTCTGTATTCAAATACTCATATTACCTATCGACATCTACAGGATCTCAATTCAAAGCAAATAAACTAACAATAGATAATGTAAAGTTCGTCTTCTGAAATCGGAGATTCCATGTCTTATACCGCTGGCTTCAACTTTGATGTGTCTAATCTTGATAGCAACTTTTATAAAAAGTTGTCTACAGGAACTCCTATCTCTGATCCATATAAGACAATAACACTTTCTGGTAGTGCAGCAAATTTACAAATACAAGAACATCTTAATAGCCTAAATGATCTGTTTATTGATGATTCGGTTAGAGTTGTTCTAAAATTTGGTGCAATAGAAGGCTCTACTAATGATGCAAGAGTAAACCCAACATATTATCAATTCTCAAATCCTGTTCTTATTGATCATGCTGTTGCAGACAAACTTGTCATAGAGGGAGTTGCACCAAGCGACCACTCGGTTATTGGTGTTTCATATTATGATGCAGCCAATAAGGGATTGTTGAATGGATCTGGTGAAACATATTCAGGAGCAACAGCGGCCTCTCAAAATGGTTATTTTGCTCAATTGATAATCACAAACGGAAATAGCCTTAAGATAGGTGAGTATCTTGCAGTATATGATAATCGCTATCAAAAGTATCTCAATCCATCATTTTATAAATTTACAGATTCGGTAAATGGTAGAATATTTTCTACACCATATCCAGTAACAGCAGAAAAGTTAAGAGCATCTCTTATCAATGGTGTTCATAAAATCGTGGATAAAATTGATCTTGAGGCAAGCGGTGTTACAGGAGCAACTGTAAATCCAGAAACAAAGGTCGATTATGTTACAGTTCATATTAACAACTACAATCCAACCTATACCATAGGGTTACAGTCTTATGGTATTACATTCGCAAGAAGAGCCTATCTAACACCACAAGGAATTATTGGAAGATACGAACAAGGTTACGGATCTAGCACAGTTCTTGAAGATCCTCTTTTCTTTTCGGGCTTGACATCAGGAACAACGGGTGATGATAGTGCAATACCAGGTTATCGCTCCTCTACTGATTACAAATATGGAGTTGGTGGAAGTATAGATGGAACTAAATTTTTGTCTAATGTTTTATCTGGTTCTTCTGCGATAAACGCAAATCAACAAGGCTTGACATCTTACTATGTTGTTGAATCTACAGCATATACAGTTGGTGCAGAATGGGAAAGATATGAAAGACTATACGATTCCACTGCTCTTAACCCTGCTCAAAATTATCGTGACTCAAATGATTTCCGTGCAAAGGGATTCAAGACGATTATAGAATGCACATCTGATGGATTTGTTATAGCAAACGCAAATAAAGCACCAGAGATAAAGAACATTCTGATTCTCTCTAAAAATGGTTCTGGAAACGGAATCAGAGTAGATAACAGTTCTTCTGTAAATATAAGACAGATTGCTGTTGTTGGCTTTACGGCGGGTGCTGGCATATTTGCAAATAATAAATCAACAGTAAATATACTTGCAGACAAATTCTCTGATCCAGAAGTCTTCCGTGAAGTAGGAGCATTTTCTTGTTGTAACTATACAGGATTTGAAGCAAGAAATCACTCCAATATTAATTCACCACGCTCCATTGCAACTGGCAATAGATTTGCTAATTACTACGCTGCGGAAAATTCGTATATAAATGCATATGCGGTTAATTCTATTTCATCACATAAGCATGGAATAGTCTCTGTTGGAAAGAGTTTCATCAATGCCGATTCTGCTTTCTCTTGTTTTAATGCTTCAGATGGATTCTTTTCATCAAATGGAAGTCTGTTGACGATTAATTCTGGAAGAGCGTGTTACAACTACGGCAATGGAGTTCATGCATTTTCTTCGGGAGAAGTAAGAGCATTCGATATTATTGTTTCATCCAACAAAAAAGATGGAATAGTTGCAAATGATATGTCAACGATTATATGTGGAGATTCTTCTAAAGAACCTGTAGATTGGGATACAAAATATGGATACTCTCTCGAAAGTCCATACTATAGATTTGAAAATCCAACCAATGTTTCTCAATCTCGTTTCAATGGTATAGCAGGGTTAGCAGCATCGACCGATTCTTTCGTAAATGCTTCATTTTTTGAAACTCATAACAATTCTAGACTAGGTGGCGAGTGGGGTAAACTTCGTGATGTCAATTGCATATACAATCCTCTCATAGGATATTGTTTTGGTGGAGCATCTGGTAGTTCGGCTGGAATGACTTGCGATGCAGGATATCGTTATTGCGATGATGCCGTATACACTGAATCTATTTCCTCGGCTACAGATTTGTCATCATTGAATGCGCTTCTCAATGATAAAACTCCCACAAATAGTCCATCATATTGTATTCCCTATACAGATTCCCGTGGAGTGACCGCACAGGTTCCTGTGTCCAAGAGTCGCTATCTGGGTGTAGTAGGCAAAGTAGAAACAATAGTAAAGAGTGTTTTGGGAAATAGTGGCGGTATCACTATGGGAAGAATTCTTGCTTGCAAAGGATATCTTCCAGGATGTCTTGTTATAGGTCAAGGCTATTCCGCTGATTCTGGAACGGGTGTTCCTGGTGGAGCATTCGGTGGAGGATCCGAAGTAGTACCCTCTGGATATGGAGTTTGTAGTTCAGAAAATGATGTGAGTGAAATAATACTAGGTTCGACAGGAACAGCGATACAATCATTTGCTATTGCTAATGAGATTCTTGCTTGCACTGCTGATACAAGTACTCTTCTGCTAAACACTGTTTGTGTTTCCCAAGATGGAGCATTTCTTACTCCACCACGACCACTTGCTCTAGTTATTCCAAATTATGATGTAGAAATACGGGACTCTTCGAAGATTGCTCTTGCCGGTAGAATAGCAAACTTTGGTTATTATGATATAAGAACCGGTGTTAGAATACAGCCCTTCTATGGTCAAGATTTATCACAAACCATTCTTCGTCCCGCTACACTAGTTGGATATGCTGGAAATAGAAATGGAAGTGAACTAGTTATCACCGATCAAACAACAGCGGAGACAGGAATATTAGGAGATCAAGGAATTGCGGCAAGAGATACTCTTAGAGCAATTAGATATTCTTCAGAGGACTTCTTGTCTGCTGCTGATCTATATGATCCTGTCGCTCAAACTGGCTATATCAACACAGAACCATACAAACTAGATCTTGGAAAGATTGATCCAGAAACTGGCGCATTGACGAGTGCTATAGGAATCACTGCTTCTTCTATTCTCTTTGAGAACACGGCAAGTGTTCCACAAGCATCTCAAGGAACAAACGATTCAACATCTGGAAACGGTTATCCTACATATTGACACGGGAGTGAAAAATGCCTAATAATCTTCAGTTTCTAGATGATCCAGATGATACACCATTCATCAACGAAAACATCACTCTTCATGTTGGAGTAGATGGAAGCGATGAATTCAATAGTGGACTAGAAGATTCTCCATTTCGTACACTTGGAAAAGCGGTAGATGTTGTTCGCAATAAAATGATTGGGAAAAACAATCTCGTCACAATACAAATTGGTTCAATAAAAAACGATAGAACAGGAAAAGAATCAAAGAAGTATTTTGAAGAAGAAGATATTGTCATTGATTTTGAGATGGCAAAAAGACTCAAAATAAAAGGAATACAACCAACCGATCACGAAATAATAGGAGTTAGTTACTTCGATAAAGCAACAGACAGAGAGGGTTACTATTGCCAGGTATTGGTCACAAATCAAGACAAGATAAACATTGGAGATTATCTTGGAATATATGACCATATGTGCGCAAAAAAGAAAGATCCATCTTATTTCTGGGTCACAAACAACATAGGTTCTCCCGCAACACGCTTTATTACTACAAACAATTGCTATGTTGAAGCAATTCGTGTTGACATGATTCTTGGAACACATGAAGTTGTCGATGTTAGTGAAACAATAAGAACTGCAATCCCAACAGAACTATTTGATGCAGAAGGTCTTCAGATAGGAACTGTTACTCTGCATATAAAGAACAACAATCACACATATAAGAGACTAAACCAAATTCCATATTATAATACTCTTGGAACAGAGTTTGGTAAGCCACTTCAGTATTATGCCGCTGGTGCAGGAAACTCTCCTCAACAGGGTCAAGGAAACGGTATTATACCTCCTGTGTTTTATGGGGCAGATATGCTTTCTCATCCAGAAACACTAGAAACAAATGGATATGAGCAATTCTATTATGCAAGCGGTGTACAACAAATAGAAATTGTAGACATAATGGTTCGTGGATACGGCTTTAGTCTACAACCACTAGATGGTAAAATCGTTGATCCCCGTGATCAGACTATTGCAAAAGATGCAAGTATTCTTTGGAATGATCCAACTCTTACAAAATATTTCAGAGTCATAGTTGCAAACAGAATTGCGACTTATTTCTATAAGAAAATGATATCAGATTTGCGATTAGACAATGATCTTGCATTCTACTTTTCAAAGTCTACTAATCCGTTTATTACTGTTGAATCTATAGTAAATGCGGCAAAGAAAATTCGTGACTATCTTATTAGTGGTGCAAATAATCTTGTAGGTGTTCCTCCTTGGGATGAGAATAATCATCCAGGATATGGATTTGGTCCATTTCAAAGTGGAGCAATCAGAACACCACTCAGTGGTGGAGCCGAAATAGATCGTGGATCATATCCATCTGAATATGCAGATGAAAGTAAAACCTCTGTTCTTTTGCAATCTTACAATATTTATCCTCCAATAAATGGTCAACTGTATGTTCCAACAATGGTAAAGAGAATAAGTCGTTGGTACAATGACAATACATCTCTCAATGGATTGCAATTAGATCGTTGGAATAATATTGGCAACTTGAGTCCGTTCTTTTGTGGATATATCACTCCACAGGGTTGGTACAAGCAAAGATGGGTTACAAATCCCCAAGGAACAACAGGCAACGATATAGGAACACTCAATATTCTTCAAAAAGAAGGAATTAGTGCTTCTGATGGTGTAGAATACGGATATTATGAATTATTCGGTGGAAAGACACCAAATTACTGTGGAAACTCTTTTACCAATTTTAACGGAGTCTCTGGTAGATCTGTTGGCGTATTTTCAAATGAAAGATCAGCAACAAAAAACTACAGTCTCGTTGAAGCAAACTCTTTCAATTTCGAATTAGATGGTGCAACAAATGACGCTTGGATAGGATCTAGCGGAAACACTTCTGCCTATGCCAATCGTGGATCAATGGGAAGTATTTGGTATTCGGGACTAGTCAATAATTTTCGTGTTGGTGGATTGGGAAGCGATAGATCAATTTCAGCAATTGGTGATTTTGTGATGGATCGTTATTTCTTTGGCTATGAAACAGGAAAAACACCATCTGCATATGACGCAATACAAGACAGAAATCAAATTCTACCAATACCGACTACAAATTCAAATATACATCGCTCTTCACAAACAATTTCACCTAGAGCAAAATGTTTCAAATCTGTGTTGAGATTTGGCAAAAATGGTTTGTGTGTTAAATCAAAAACAAAACTAGGTCTAATCAAAGATCTTTGTATTGTTGGTCTTGGAGATACTTCAAAAAAGAAGACATACGGTATTCTTGTAGACCAAGAATCGGTTGCAAATATCACTAATGTTGCTGTATCTGGATTCTATTGCGGAATAGGAGCAAAGAATCAGTCGATAGTCAATCTTCTTGCGGATCTTGGAAGTTCTACGAATCTTTTTTCTAAAGTAGATCCTGCTGCAATTGTCACTTGTTGCAATATAGGAATAGAAAGCAGCATCAAGTCCCATGTCAATGCAAGAAGAAGTATAAGCACTGGTTCTAAACTTGCGAATTATCTTGCTGTTGCGAATTCTTCAATGGATTGCTCAAATACTGTTTCTACTGCTTCATTCAAGCACGGTTATGTTTGTGAATTCAATTCTTATATGAAAGCAACTAATGCTTTTGCCGAATTAAATGGAGGTGTTGGATTCTGTGCATCGAATAATAGTATACTTGTCTGTCATCGTGGCCGATCTCTTTGGAATGGTCAAGAAGGAATATTAGCACAGAATAAGGGAACCGTAAAATGCTTTGAATTTATCTGTAGAGGAAATGATGCAGATGGAATGCTGGCAAAGAACAAATCAGTCATATCAGCGGGTGCAAATTCAAGTACATTCTCTAACTATAGGCGTGAATTTGTTCGAGAAACAGAAGGTGTAGGAGCAAATCTCACCACAGCCTACTATGGAATAGAAACTTCTTTACCTCCACATATGTTCATCGTTGTTGTACAGCCTTATGATAGTCTACAGGAACAAGGATCATTCTTACCCACGCCTGTTGTTGCGATCAATAGTAATCCAACACATGGACTTACTCCTCTGTATCACGAATGTAGTCACACTATTTCAGAATTCAATGCTGGTTCTGGATTTGCAGCAGATACAGATTCGACAATTATTGCAGATAATACCATCGCCAGATTCAACAGCAAAAAATATGGAGAGTTTTTCTTGTATGGGTGGTCTGGAACTAGAGGATCTTTTCCAACAGATACATTTGCATCAGGAGGTCATTGATGGCATTCGGTGATGGCGATTTCAATCCAAGTCCTGTCAATTATCCAGATCTAGTTTTTACTCCAGGAAGCGAAACTGGACGAAGGTGGTTTACTGCATATTCTTCACAGGCAGTTGGTGCTGCTGGTATGGTTGGTATTCCTGAATTTCAATCAAATTTCATAACTAGAGATATTGGTGGAAAAACAGCAGGAATATGTGTCAATCCTTGGGATTTCAATCTTGTTAAAGCGTATACCGTTGAAAATGGCGGAAGCATTGTAGCAAGACCAGAAAACTATACAAGAGATTCATTCACACCCTGCGATTGCTCTTATCACAAATGTGATCGAACATTCAATGGTCTTGGTTATACGCTTGATGTTCCTGCACTCTTTACAGAAAGACTAAACGATGCATTTAGTGTTCTAGGAGAAACTGGTTCTCAAAATGGTGTTCTACAATGGCAAAGACTTGGATTCCCCGTTGAAAATGTATATAATCAAGTCGTAACAGGAACAGTCACTCCCGAAGAATTTAATTCATATAAGAGCCAAATAGGAGCACTAGACCAAGTTGTTCTTGGTAGTCAAGAGAGTGTTTTTGCCAACTATGTCTTCTCTAAAATATGCGGTAGTGTGACTGCTGGAATACAGGCAAAAAATAATCTGCTCTCTATTCTTGCATTTTCTGGAGAAGAAATAGTCATAACAGGACAAGATTGGGGAGATGTTGAAAGCGGAGAAGCAGATTGGACAGCCGTTGCAAATGATATTGTTAGAAACTATGCAGCATATGCAAA